GATGTAGCACAGTTGGCTTTATGCCGGTTAGGCACTACGCTGGTAGGGCTGGTTAGACACAGTTGGCTTATTATCTTATTACTTATTCTTCTCTTACTAATGATTTATTCTTTTCTTTTATCTTCGCCACTCTTACATCTTACATCTCTTTTCTTTATGTCTCGGCTACATCACACTTGACCCACACACAGCCGTAGAGCGTTGTTCCTGCCCCGCAAGGTGTCTTACCCTGCCTACCCCTGCTCCAAGTTGTTTGCGTGGATTACAGGGGCTTGTATAACATAAAAAACGAGCAGGCGGGTTGAGTTTGGTTGCTCTTCCATTATCGCCTGCTCGTCCAACATCAAGGAGGATGTATGTTTATTTTATTTGTCTTCGCCCTCTGGCTTCTTGTCCTCTCCGCCAAAGTAAATCTTTAAGCAGTCGTGTTGCTTCTTGCTTTCTATATATATCATCTTCGCCGTTGTCCCAACAATACTGGGTAATGAGCGAATAAATATATCCTTTTGTTCTGTCTATAATAACATTCTTATCCATTCCCCAGCCCTTTCCATCTATCCAAAGATAAGCATAATCTTTTTCTTCTCCACTCCAACTTATATTATACCTGATAAACTTATCTTTTTTAAGGATTATCTTATATATCTTTTCCCAATCAGCATTATTATCTATATATTTTGTCTTTCCTCGTAAATCTAATAACGAGGAGGGCAACTTATCATAGTAAGGGTTATGTAATACAACTTTCTCATTTTGATAAGTTGCTGTTTTTGTTCTTCCTCTCAACTGCTTCATTCTTCTTCCTCCCGAACATCGTGGTGTTCGTAATCGCCACCCTTTATGTCGTCAATAGTAAAATCATGGTGATAAAACATCTCAACCGCTTCGTCTTCGCTGGATGCTTGGACTTGGATTGTTCCCGTTGATAAATAACTATACATTATTTCATAGTTCTTCATTAGATCACCCCCACGATTTCTACTCGTTCGCCGTGATGGGTATTTACGAGTTCTAAAATGTTTTTTACCGATGCCCGATTAACTTTTCTGTCGGTTAGGTTAAATCCACCTTCGTCTTCTCTGTCCCAAGCACTATCGCCCAAGCACTCAACCATCGCCCACTTGGCTTCGTTCGCACCCTTACAGATGAAAACATCAAACATAAAGTCGCCATAATCACGGGCATCAAGCACCTCTCTTTTTATTACATAATGTCGTTTCTTTCCCTCCAAGGATTTTAGTGCCTCTTCTATAGCATCATAGCAACTAACACACTCGTATAGTCCATCGTATAGACACTCTATTGTTTTACTTATCCACCTGTTATTGCTGGGGTCATCAAGTTGTTGCTCTACAGCATCTACCAACTTGTTGTCCTCAATAAACTTTTTTATTTTCTTTTCTCTTTCTTTATCCGTTCCCTCAAAGTTGTCCCAGTATTCATCTAACAGGGCTTCCTCAAGGGCATCCATAGTATCTTTTCTATCTAACTTTACTTTTATATTAAACATTTTATTGTCCTCCGTTGTTAAAATATTTATGATGATTAAAAACAACGCCCATCTTTAGTTGGTTCGCTATATTCATCATTTCCTCTACACTCATCCAACTATTATCTTTAAGCACATTAAACTGCTTATTCTCTTCGTTGGGTTTATTCGCAATAAACTCTGTAATAAGTTTATACATCCATCTCTTTAAGCCGTCTTGGCTTGCGAATAAGATGCTTCGCTCTTCTCCGTCTTCATCTACATATTCCATTAGATAAAACGGGATCTGTTGTTTAACTTTTGTAGTTAAATAATCTTCTTTCCAGTTATTCCAATACTCGTCCATTTTTTTTCCTCCGTTATTGGGGTGTTTTTTTCACCCTCTATAATAAGTAGTATCTCAAAACCTTAAAAGACATTTTATTTTCATTTATTTTCATTTTTTTTTCCTCCGTTATTGGGGTGTTTTTTTCACCCTTTATATATATAGTATCTAAATGGCTGAAAAGTCATCAACCAAGTAAATAAACAGTATTTCCTTCTTTCACTCCATAAACCTTATCGGTTTCCCCAATAGGCAATAACTCACAAATGATATATGGCTCTTCCCTTTCATTCCATTCTGTAATACCGGTTTGATAGTGGGAGCAAATCTCCAAATCCTCACCCCACTTATCAAGAACATTAGCGAACACCTCGTTATGGCTATATTCTTTATCCTGAATATACAAAAACTTAGGGGCTTTTTCGTCTGGCTCTCCACCATAAACCTCTCCCCATATTAAATCGCCTGCTTTTTTATTTCTTATATCAATCTCCTCATCGATGTATTCGTTGTTATAACAGACGATTACATCTTGGAGCGGGCTTGTTTCTACCTCATCATATTTATAGTTTGTATCACAGTAGTCGCCCCACTTACCAAAAAAACCCATACCGGGTTCGTCGTATGTAGCAGCCACCTCAAAACCCATGTCTTCCATTCTCTCATAGAACACCGTTGGGGGACACCAAGCAGTCATAAAATAACAACAAAAACTATTGTTTTCTTCATCAAAAGTTATTTCATATAAATCCGCATCCCATTTTGTTCCCCAGTTCGCTGTATTCCAGTTATTTCCTTCTTCTTTCGGGCGGGGGACAAAACTATTAAATAATAGGTTTTTGCTTTCATCCCAGTCGCTTTCTTTATCTGCCTTTCTCTCATCTATCATTATCTTATACTCTTTCATTTTTTTAATCGCATCTGCGCTGTTCGCAACGATCGTCGCATTATTGCTACACCAGTTCGGCATTTTATTTTTCCTCCATAAAAAATCAAGCGTTTTTGTTTTCGCTCTATTATAAATAGTATGCTGAAAGGTGAAAAGACATTTTATTTTCATTTATTTTCATTTATTTTTGAGTGGATTTTGAGTGGATTTTTTGATTTTCTGAAAAAAAACCCCGCCAACCGGAGGAGGTGCTGGCGGGGTTCGGAGGAATGGGCGAGTAGCCCAATAGTGGGCTTTTAGCCCAACGGAGTATTCTTTTTAAATATCTGGGCAGGGAGCTTAATACCAATCGCTTGCTTCCGCCCCTTACAGTTTTCTTTGTAAAATCCACCTCTGGTGAGGGATACTTTTTCTGATAAACATCTCATAGAGGGTGAGGTTGGCTGTACCTCTGTAATAAACTTTTTCTTTTTTAAGAAGGAATCTTTTAAATCTTTTAAGGAGCAGTCAAGGTAGGTTTCTAAGGATGCTCTGTCTAATGTGTAGTAAGTAAAGTCATCGTCGCTCATATCCCAGTAGATCCAACCTTCGGCTTTATCATTTAGCGTGTCGCTCATACTCCAGTATTCTTTACTGGTGTTTTGGACGAACTCGTGAAAAATGTTATAGCCGTACCTCTGGGCTGAGCATAACTTTAAATCCCACAGTTTCCCATCGTGATCCACCAAATCTATGTCTGTTTTACTGGTGGCGTTGTTCTTTTTAAATGTTTTATCTATATCTAAAAACACTTTTTCTGCTAAAACACCTGATTTTCTCATTCCTTTTGTCATCTTACTATCATTATAGTATAGTTTTTGCAAAGTTTTAAGGGTTTTTTTCATTTTTCTTTTACCTCTTCCCATATAAATGGGTGAAATGTTTTTTGTCTAAACTTATTTTCTATTTTTTCTTTTTCGTATTGTAGTTTGGGGCTCTCGTCTGGTCCGCAAGGGATTGAATACAAACTAACACACCCAACTACTATAAAAAATATTATTGTTAAAAATGGTACTTTCATCATGTTATTTATCCTTTTTTGTTTCCTTCATATATAAGTAGTATCTCAAAATCCCAAAAGCCATAAAAACTTTAGATTTTATGTTTTACATCGTGCTTTTTTTTCCAATCTTCTATTTCTTCATCTACTAATGTCTCCCATTCACCATTAATAAAAAACTGCTTAGAGTGTTCCTTTACTATTTTTAAATACTCAAAGGCGGGGGCGATGCCGACTGCCATTAACTTGATATATTCATTTCTGGTTATTTCATCTGTAAGATAAAGGAGGGCGGTTTCTCCGAACTTAGATTGGATTGAGTGTCTCAACTCATTATGTAGATACTTTCCCTCTGCTGTCTGAAAAGAAGAAGCGTTATACGATCCTTCTCTTACCATTTCTTCGATGATGTGTTTATTCTTTTCTTTTACAGCATCAATATAAATAGAGGTTTGATCTACTTTTCTCCTGTGTATTCTTGGTACGCTCTGTACAGGCAGGTTGCTCTTGTGAATATGGGAGGCAACATACTTTCTTAATCTAAACTTAAGCCACCAAGGATTAAGGGTGGGCTTCTTGCCCTGTTCTTGTTCCTCTCTCAGTAGTTCTGCCACACAATAAATAGCACAGTCCTCTGCACACCCAAGTTTATTAATATAACTCCAACTCTTCTTTATCACTTTCCAAGTTTTAGCGTGCGTCCATATAATCTTCTTTACGCAATCTGGATGGGTACATAACCCACTGGATAAGGCGTGCTTCTTAGCGTGTACATCACACCAAGATAACTTTACTGGTTTTTTCTTTGCCATAAATCCGTTTCTTCCTTAATATCATTCTTATCAGCATAAGAAGACATCACTATTGTAGTGGAGTTTAACCAGTCGGTAATGTGTTTTACAACTCGCATAAGGGCTAAGTTGTCTCTCCTCTTGGCTTTGCTAAGTTTCTTCTCTTCTGCTTTAAGCTTAAATAAAAACTCTTTAGTAATAGTTCTGTATGCTCTGTGCTTGGGTTTGAGTGTACTATCTTTCATATTCTTTAAACACTCCAAAGATTGTTGTGCTTCTTCCCAACTAATCAGAGCCAAACCTTTGCAGGTTTGTACTAACTCTTTATGTTTAGGGTGTTTCTTATCCCTGAGTTTATTAAAGTAATCAAGCTGGGCGAATACAGTAGTAATACACCCTCCCAACATTCCTTCAATAATAAACCCCGGTACGGAGTTATCCGTAAAGGTGATTGGTTCTCCATCGTCGGTTTCACCAAATGTCACCAAGTTTTCTGTTTCTATCGTTGTTTTAGATCCGTCCATTTTCTTTCGTTCTCCTTTTTTTGAATGGTTTGAGGGTCTGTTCCCCTGTCTATTAATATCTGCTGATATAATATTCTTAATGCTTCACTTAACGCTGAGCGCTGATAAGTAAGATATATTTGTGCTTCCCCGTTATGCTTTTTTATAGCAGCGTTTCGGAGAGCATCAATAAGATTGTGTAGTTTTAATATTCGTTCATAAGTTATTTCTAATGTACTAACTGGTTTTCCAGTTTCATATATTTTCTCTCTTTTAAAGAGCATATGATTTACTGGATATACACCATAGTCATCGTGTAAGGTCATTGTTTTTATCATTAGTTTATTTCTTCTTCTTTAATATCTAGTTTCTGAATGTTTACCACTTGTTCTTCCATTCCGTTTAGCATATGTGTTATCAACTCGTCGATACTTTCAGGTGCTACATCTTTTTTAGTTAGCATCTCTGTGGTTAAAGTTCCTAACAATCTTAGGAGCAAATAAACTCTAATAGGATCATTTTTGATCCGTGTTATAATAGTTCTGGGAATCATTATAGTTTCTTGTTTTATCATTTGTTTTCATATCTCTTTATTAGTTCAAAGATCCATGATACAGCTTTGTCTTCTGTAGGTGTTAGTTCTCTGTTTTTTATATCGTCGTTATAATCACAGTCATCGCTGTGTCTGTGGCAGTTACATCTGGGACAACCGGGATCTAAAGATCCTTTAACCGGGGTTTCGATGTGACGGTATTTGTCTGTGTAATCAATCTTTTTTTCACTCATTTTGTTTCTCCTTATATAATAAGTAGTATTCTAAAATCCCAAAAGCAATAAATACTTTAAGTTTTTTCAGTTTTTTTTCTGGAAAGGATATTATTTTCTATTGTTTTAACTTTCTTCTGAATATCTTGAAGATCCTCTAAAATACTTTCCAGTGCTGCTGCTTGTAATCTCAGATTTAGTTCTAAAGTTTCAAGTTTCTTTTTCATTTTCTTTTCTCCTTATATTATAAATAGTATTATAATATATTTTATTCCTTTTTTTAAGTATTATTTTTATTATTATTTTTTTTATTATTTTTTTATTATTTTCTTTCTTTGTTATATAATAGTTAGTTAGTTATAAGGGGGGGGGTGCCCTGTATATGAAGCAACTATTTACTCAAAGGATAAGTAGTCAGTGTGTTCGTCTCAATCAAAGGTAAAGCGGGTAGATGGCTAACCGCTAAACTAACTCAATCGACATTCCTGATGAGAACATTGTTGCTTGTTCTCTGATTCGCTACCAGCGTAATCCGTAGCAGTTGTCGGCTTTCGCTTTACATCAACAACCGTTTCACCACTGGTATCTCTATCTCTCATCATTATAAATAGTATTATAACAGAGAAAAAGAATAAAGTTAAGTAAAAAAAACCCCCAACTGAAAAAACTTTCAGAAGGGGGCTAAGGGGGTGATCCCTTAAACGACAGGTGCGAATCCAAAGTTGTGAGAGGAAAGATACTTTTTCATTAGGCACAACTGTCTATTCATATAGCTAGTATACTATATGTTTTCACAAATGTTAAGAACTTTCTTAAATGTTTATCGTCGTCGCAAATGAACGAAAGTCACTGATGCGGTTGCAACATTAACAACAGTGATAACATCGCCCTGCGCCACATTAAGATTGGTGTGGTCAATATCATCCCAGACAAAGCTCATACCGTCGGGATCACCCGCCGCCATCAACGAGCCGTCTGAGGCACGCATAGCACCGCTTACTGCGACACCATTCCTGTTCACCGTGATATCAGCATTGACACCGGATTGATCGGTAAGGTATCCATCAACCTTGATGATTTCCCAATGTCCTTCTTCCATAGTGAAGGTGCACGTTCCACCAGCATCTGCTCCTGCTTTGAGAGCACAGGTCTGAGTTTGTAGTGTAGCCATTTATTTTATCTCCTTTACGCCTTATTGGCGTTTCTTTTTTTACTTATTTCTATTGCCGCCAGTTGGCGTAAGGCGGCTTTCTCACTAGAGTGAGTACCTAAAGTTTTATTACCCTCGGCATCTTTTACCACCCATTTATTTCCTTGTCGTTTAATCATCTGGTTTGTCTTCTAGCTTTTCTACTCGGCGTTCCAGTTTTTCTAACTGTTCCCACTTTTCGTCTGCTTTTACCATCAGTTTTTCTATCATTAATCTAATCAGTGATAGTTCGCTATTAAGTTTCCACCCGATACCACCTATCAACATTAAACAAGTCACCAAACTTGTTATCATTTGTACACTCATCATGATTGACGACTCCCATTATTTTTCTGTATATGCAATAAAGAATACTTCTGCCCCAGCACCGGAAGTAAGCCCCGGTCGTCCATTACCTACTTGCATATCAAATGCATGAGTGAATGAACCTGCAACTGCGCCAGACATACTTAAAAACTCAAAGCCGTCACCGCCTGTTGACAAATCAGAAAAATCACCAATAAATATATCTGGTCCATCTGCTGTTAAACGAACATAGTTAATCGGCTTGGCTCTTATCCCTTGAGCAACTCGGACTGCTTCTATAGATGCCATTAAATCAACAAAAGCACCACCACCGACCAAGATAACACCGGTAAAAGTTCCCTCGTTCCATTGGGGCATATGTCCCATTAGTTTTCTATTTAAACTCATTTTTATTTCTCCTATTATTACCACCCTTTTAAGCCCGTTTCTAAGGTGAGGCGGGTGCTACTACCTCTGACAAAGGTACGGGCATCCTAGACCCCTTAGCGGGCGCTACAGGGCTAAGTGGAACTCTTGTTCTTCGTCGTTGAATCTCTTTAGATTTTTCATATATCCCAGAACGCTTAAGAGATTTCCACAATCTTTGTTTCATTGCGGCTTTTTCTCTAGCAACACCTTCATACAAAACACTATACCGCTTCACTGCGAGTTTATATTCTGGTGATTCAGGTCCATAACCATTTTGTTGTAGAACTTGTAATCTTTTCTTTTGTTTTCTTGTTAAGGAAGCACTCAGTCGTTGTGCGTATTCATCAGCCCAACTATTAAACTTACCTACATCCTTTTTATTAATATATCTATGCGCCCACGCATATCGGTATCCTGTACCAAATGCCATATTAATCAACTCTCTAACAAATATATGTTCTTGTTGAGGAGAGTATTGTTGGTATGCTGCTTTTTTATAGAGTTTAGCCCAAGGTGAAAGAGCAGACCCCTCTCCAGCACTAATAGCTACATCTCCAGCGGCTGCTCTGTATGCTTCTTCCATTATCTTTTTGGTTGTGCCACCAGCTACTAATGTCCAACCGGTTTCAGCAATAAAACCTTCAATATCTATTCGGGGATTTTTATCAGCTTCCAACATAAGATCAAAGAGATCAAAGATAGGATTGCCTGCAACCTGTGCAATCTTAAGTGTATCACTAGGACGCACAAGCCCACCCGCCTTCCATTTAGTATATAGCTTTCTTACATCTTGTATTAACGCTCCCTCTTCTTTGCCTTCTAACTTGGCAATCTCGTTTACATTCATAAGCAGTGCGCTCTTAGGTTTTCCTAATGCCATACTAAATCCGTTCTCAAGCTTTTCAGCCGCCCAAAATCCAGCACCCATTAAAGCTCTTGTCATAGTTTCTGTAGAACCAAAAAAGTTAATAGCTTGTTCATCACGATATACCAACGCTAATGGGTCAATATCAGAAACTTGATAAAATAAAGGATTTAATCCTCTCTTATTCCAAGAAAGCATCCTGCGCATATCCCCTTCATTTTCCTCGTCTTGTGTAGCTGTCGTTGCTAATCCCCGCACCGCTGCTCGTCCTGCTCCACGATTTACATTTATTCTACTAAGTTTCTTTGCGATAGTGGGTGAGTTAGTATCGACAATAACATGCTGACTCTTAGCAAAGTGAGAGACAATACCCTTCTTAACAAAGGGAATATCCATCATTTGATATGCCCAAGTTGTAAAGAGTGAGACAATCCCAAATGGTCCTGCTCTTCTCATCCACTGAAGATAGCCGGGGATGCGCTCATAATCAACAAACTTCTCAGCAGCAAGGCGAGCGCCACCTTTGGCTGCTAGTTTTGCTATTTGTTGTTCTGTAATGGGGATTCTCTTATTTGCTCTAATCCTAAAATACTCTCCAGTTTCACCTTTTTCAATCGTTACTTTAAGTGATTCACCAACCTGTAGTTTAACTCGCTTTCCTTTTTCCATATTCTTAAGTAAATCTAAGGTTTCAGTTGCTTCCATCCAAGTTCCCATAAACTTAAAGAAGTTATCTCCAAAAGTATAAGCAGCATCTTGGGCTGAGTTAAACCGTTTAAGTACATTGGTTATTGTATGAGCCCTTTTAGTTGCATCTGGTCCTATTTTTCTTCCTGAATGCTCTATAACATCAGTAAGTAAATCACCTTTATTAAGCATAGAAACTTCATTACTAATATTAGTATTATCCATAATCCCACTTTCACGAATAGCATCAAAGAGAACTTCTTCTGATACTAACTCAGTAGCAGGATCCCAAGGTTTTGGTTTCCCTTTTGCAAAGCGTGAAAAAGAACTTTGTAGTGGCATAGCTAGGCGGGGATGTTCTAAAACACCCGTAAGTTCAGGTATACCTGCTTTGGTCATAGCAGATGCGCCTTGTACCAGAGAATCAAAAGAAGCAACAACACCATCGAGCGCACCATAATACATATTAAATAGAAGAATGTTTGATTTATAGTTATTGCGTGCAGCGGAAAGATAACGACTTGTATAACCTCTTTTTGCATGTGCAAAAAATCTATTAAATCCTACCTCTGCTTTCCCGATTGTTTCAAGCGAACGGAGGATACCGGTAAATGCAGAGTTAAATGAAGGGCTTACATAAGTATTTTCGCCAATGACAGCCCCTAGTTCTGGAGAAGGTGGGCGATACTTGGATAATGTATCTGCTCTTAAAGCATCGCCAGCTTCAGCCACACCTTCTATAATAGCATCAAAAAGTTGAGGAGTAGTTTTAATAACAAAAGGAAGTTCTGCACTATCTTTAATACGCTGAACAACTTGTTGAGGATTAGCTCCTTCGATAGTTTCACGCCTAATATTTTCTCGTAAACTCTCAACAAAAGATGCATTACGCACTCTCATTAAAACTCTATCTCTTATTTCAGTCATTAAACGATCGTGATATTTAGCACCTTTTTCTAGTCCCAAATATTCATGTAAACTGGAAGCAATCTGATCCATAAATATTTCTTTGCCTCCCAGATTAATACTTTCTGGGGCTGTTGTAAAAGTTTTTCCTCTGGCTGAAAGTTTAATATGCGGTTTTAATGCTCTATTAATAGCATCCGTATGTCGTTTTTTTCCTGCCCTTGTGTTTGCTGTTTTAAAAAATGTCTTATACAAATATTCTGAAAAACCCTTTCTTATACTAGGATCCTCTAAGAAAACATCCACATTATCATTAACTATTTTTGCTGCACCTTCGGCAATAATAGTTCGGATTTTAGGAGTAAGTTGAGTAGCTATATCAGGTGAAAGATTTGCTTCAAAACTTTCTACAACAGCGTCAATAAACGCCGGCTCAATAGGATAACGAATGATTTCTTGTGAAGGAACATTTGTTACTCTTCTACCTTTTGGACTACGAAGCTGAAAATCATGCGCTGTTAATGTACCTTCTGCCCACTCAGCCAAAAGACCTATACCCTCTGGTGGGAGTTGATTTATTTTTTTTCCCAAGGGAGTGTTAACATCCCTAGCTACTCTTGTTGCATATGCGATTTTATCGGCTTGCGTTAGCCCTTCTACATCATATTGTAAATCAGATATAATATCTGAAACTGCTGCTCTTATATGTTCAGGTATACCAGCATGTCTGCGTACTGCGCCAACTTCAGTTATTTCTGGGCGTAAGCCAATAGTTTCTTCAACAACTAAACCTTGTTCTCTATTAAAAGTAGCCGCTATATCTTGTTTAAGTTGTAGTTTTTTTGCATCTTTAACTGCTTCATATTGAGCTTCACTTAGTTCTTTTTTTCTTATTTCTTCTAGATGTAACTTATCTCTCTGTTGTTTAAGTAAGTTTCTTTTATTTTGTTGTCTTTTGTTCCAAATATCTGAGAGCTTATTAAAATAGTCAGAATAACCTTGTTGAGCAACTCGTAGTTCAGCTTCTAGTGCTGGCAAAGTACGGGTTTTCAGAGATTCAGCATATTGTAACTGCTGAACATTAGCATCAGGATTGTTTTCTACCTCTCTAACTAACCGATTTACTTCGTCTAAAGCACCCTGTTTTTCCCAGCTAGCATCGTTTAACTTTTTTAGTTTAGTCGCTTGAGCTTTCGTTGGTTCTAATGCTGGGATTGGTTCAGCTAGTTGTGCTTTAACTTTTGTAAGTCGAGCGGATTCTACCGGCACTCCTTCTACGGGAACTGCTCCTTCTTGAGTTACGACTACTTTAGGTTCTCGTTCCCAAGTCCCTTCTTCTTTTATTTTGCGTGCTTCTTCTGCTAGTTTTTCAGTAGCTCTTTTTGCTTTAACACGGGTTGCTCTTGCTTCTTCATAAATAGTTTCTACTCTTGCTGTTTCTCTAGCTGTGGGTTGTTCTAAGGGATCACGAAATGTCTGGGCAACACGAGTGCGGAGTTCTGTTTTTCGTGGTGGCGTAACGGTCTTGGGAGGTGCCGGTGGGGCTACATCAGGAGGAGGAGGAATAGGTTGTCCTTTTGAATCTAGGACCACTTCCGGTTGAAGGGCACCATCTGGCATTTCCCCTTCAATAATCCGAGCTTCGGTATCAGCCAGCCATTTTTTTACTCTAGCATTTTTGATTTTACCAGCAAAGGGAGCTAATGTAAGAAACAAAGTAAGAGGTCTAGAAGCTAATATTCGTGTTCCCTCTTGTATTTCACCTTGTGCTACTTTACCGAGTGCATCAAATACGATTGGACCAAAGGCAGCAACTCCCGCAGGAAATGCCTCTCCTCTTTTAAACGCACTTTTAAATGATTCTTCCCACCCTTCTTTGTCCTTTGCAGGAAGTAACGGCAAAATATCCATAGCTAATGATTGGATAGTTCCACCCAGTGCTTCTTCTGTATCCTCTTGAATCAAGCGATAAAGATCTTTGTTTTTTCTCTGCATCACCTCATCAGGATTATCACCACCTAATCTTTCAGCAATCTCTAAACTAGTTTTAGGATCAAGTTGTACACCAAGCTTCTTACCTAAGATCCTAGCAACACCTACAGGATCTGGAGCTTTTCTTACTCCAACATCAGCAATACTCATAGCAGATGTGAGGGCAAACATCGGTTGCAGCGCTAGTCGTGCCGTTTCTGCTGCTGCGCCAGCAACAAAACCAGCAGGACGAGCAAGCTGAGAAGCTGTTAACTCATGCTCTCCCGGTCTAATAGTTTTATATCTGGCTATATCTTTTTCTGTTTCTTCTTTACGATATTCTGGTTCATCACCAATACCAAACCATCTAGTATACCAAGCTTTCTCTTCAGGAGGACCAGCCGCTCTCATAACGGCTTCACCGGCTTTCGGAGCCATTGGAGGTGGTTTAGGAGCCGCTACAGGTTTAGGGGCTTCTACGAGCGCAGGAGGGGCTTCTACGGGGGGTGTAGGAGGAGTTGCGACTACAGGTTTAGCACTATAACCAATCTTTGTTCTAAAATCTTCTTTAGAAAGATCAGAATAAAACTTTCCTTGATATTTATCCAAGAAAGTTTCAAACGGCAGATCATCATAACTTTGAGTATGAATGCCTTTAAGTTTTTCTAAAGGTGTAGCCATACTTTATTCCCTAAGTTTTAATGGGTCTTTTGGCTTCGCCTGTGGTACTGCTTTCCGTTTTCGTCTACGGCGATGACGAACCTTACTAAGATGCATATCCTTAAGATCATCTACTGTAAGACCAACTGCCTTCATATCTTCTTTACTAGGACGATGACCTAAAGCTAATCTTGTAATAACCTTTGCAGCTTTTTTCCTTCTGTCAGAAAGGTCGCTATGTAAATCATCTATTTTTTGAAAGTTATCTTTAAGTCGTGTTAATCTAGAAGCTGATTTTTTTGCTGTTGCCCACTCTTTTGCTGCCGTTGCTCTAGCTGGAGAGCCAACTATTGTTGCTTCATATGATGCTTTAAGTTCTGGTAGGGCATTCTTGGCTCCCATTGCTTGAGTTATGGCATCATTAAGTTTACCCCTACGAGCTTCAATATCTTTCATTTGAGCAGTAATCGGATCAGTAGTGGCTTTTCGGATTTCAGCAAGATTTGGTTTTACTCTTTTTCTTCCTCTAACTCTCTTTCTTAAGCCAATAATCTTTATTAACTGAGGATTAATAAGTGTTTTAACTATTTTAGAAGCTAAAAGACCCCTTCTCGTATAACGCAGTTCTCTTTCGGTAACTGCTTGTTCTGCTGTTAACTGCGCTTTTGCCCCAGTTGCTGCTGTCGTAGCACGCTTTCCTGCAATCTCGGCTCCGACATATCCCATCTGTTCTCGCTGAGATTTAAGTCGTCCACCCATGCCTGTTTGATAAGCTAAGGTTGCTTTATAAATAGCATCAATAGGATCTTTAGCTTTGGCTGGTTTAGGGAAAGATTTAAGAATAGCACTAAGATATGGCTTACGATAACTGCCACTTAATCTTTCAGCTAAAGTTGTATAGCCCATACCAGTAACAGTATTATTTGCAAATGCTTCTAGAACTTTTTGTTGATTAGCAGAAGATTGAGCCATTCTTGCATAACCAATAAGCGCTTCTGCTGAAACAGTTTTAGGAATATTTATTGGTGCTTGAGGTTGTTTGCTAAGTCCTAACTTGTCAAATGCTTTTACATATTCAGCCAAGAATGATGCTGCATTTACTGCATCTTTATTCGCCACATCAAAAGCGGCTGACTTGATTGTTGCTGCATCAACGGGACGATCCCTCATAATATCTACTCCAAGATTTGAAACAAGCTGTCTAGCTTTTTCTTGTGCTTCTTGTGTCAGTGCCTTCATTGATTTTTGAACGGTTGTCTTGGGTGCCGGTTTGTCTCCAACAGGAGGTGCTGATTCCACTACTGGCTCTTTTTGTCCCGCTACAGGAGCGACACGACGAGGAGCAACATAGCCGGCTCTAGCAGCAGGAGGAGGAGCCGTTGGCGTTTTTGCCGTTGCTGATCCACCCGGTGGCGCAGCCCGTGTTGCTGCTTGTGGTAAGTCAACTGCCGGTGTTGCTGGTGCTGACAGAGGGACGGATTCTGTAGGCTTCTCAACAGCATCTCTTTCTATTGATTTTTTTACTTCTCTGGGAGGACGCATTGCGGGCTGCCGTCCGAGGATTGGTTCACGGGTTGGTTGAGATTTTGCTGGTGGTGATTCAGCTTTCGCTAATGCCTCTGCTCTTGCTGTTGCTTTTGCTGTAGCTTCTGCATCTGCTGCTGCCTTAGCAGTGGCTCTCTTTTCTAGTTCAGCCCGCATTTGCTGTTTTATAGAAGGGTCGGGCGTCGGTGCTACTTTTGCTGGTCCAACTGTTGGCGAATCTGGAGCACCCGGCACTTCATCTTCAGGTGCCGGGGTGGGTCGACCTCCTGTCCACCCCGGCACTGCACCTTTAGGTGGAGGAGGTGGAGGTGCTGCTGCTGCTTTTGCTTTCGCCTTTGCTTGCGCTCTTTTTTCAGCAGCTTCTTTCTTAAGTTTTGCTTTAGCTTGTTCAGGCGTATCTTCAAGTCCTCCTTCAATAGCAGAAGTAACTGCACCAATAGCTTTACTAGATACTACTTTGTCTGCTAAATCTATAAACTGACCTATTGCTTTGGCTCCAAACTGTCCTTTCATACCAGCGGGGGTGCCTTTAGCTGTTACCCTTCTTCCTATACTTTCTCTATCTCTAAAGATTAATCCGCTGGGAAGTTTTACTACTCGTGCCATTGTCCTTTCTCCTTAAAATGCAAAGTCGCCTTCATCTTCAATGCGTGTCGCTTCATCTTGTAATATCTTTTTCAGAACAGGATCTTCTTCTAAATCTGCTAATGCTTGAATAGCTTTTTGTGCTCCCTCTTCATCATCGGGTTCCCAGAAACCTTCACCCTTATGAGCAGCTTTGATTTCTGACATTTGAGTTTGATAAGCAGCGCCCTTGGCTTGTCTATCTTGTAGTTCTGTACCTGCTTCTTTCTTAAACTTTTCGCCTTCAAGTTTCTGAACCGAAGCTTCAACCTCAGATTGTCCTGCTTCTCTTTCTTGTCCAAAGCGTTGCTGTTGTGATTTTTGTAAGAACTGCTCTTTACCCAATGCTCCACCAACTCCAATCTTAGTTTCTTCTTCACCAAGTTTTTGTCCTGCATCTTGAAGTTGTGCTGATTTAGCTCCTGAACCAAATCCACCAGCCCCTTGTGCGGCGGCTAATCCTTTTGCAGTCCTTTTCCTTGCTCTAGCTTTTGCAGCTTTAGTAGCCGCATCAATGGCTTCTGCACCTGTTTTTTCTCTTGTATCGGCTTCACCACGCAAATCACGCAGTTTTTGAGCAGCAGCCTCTGATCTTGTTCCTGCTTCTGTTGCGAATCTTTTTCCTGCTTTACGGGCTGATGATTTTTCTTCTTGAACTGCCTTTTGTTCTTCTGCGGTTAATATTGCCATTGGTTGTTCTCCTTACTATTTACCACTCACTTTTTGTTAACATCTTCTTACAAACTACTATATATGTAAAACCGGGAGCATTTGGTCCATCTGACCACAAAGCTCTAAAGTTTTCATCTACTGTATAGCTTACACCATTTACTCTGATTTTAAACTCTAGAAGTTTTTCAACGCCTTTGTTAAAACCTCTACCAGCAGCGACTCCACTATTTACTGATAATGCCATACTAGTTCTGACATCACTATCTTTTCCCAACCCTCTACCTACATAGATAGGTATACCTGTTAAATCATATCCTACACCTTGTTGATTGGGAGCAGCACCCGCACGATAGTTAAGAGGAATGGGCAAAGTAAAAATACTTGGCAAACCTAAATAGTTTGGGTCGGCTGGATGATCTATGCGTTGTGTAAATGGATCAACTGCTGTATCGATAAGCGCTCCTGCTGTAACAGGATTGCCTGTCCAATAAGCTATTGTTTGTGTACCATAAGTATCACTTCTAGAAGCAGTATGTAAAACAACTTCAAAATGATATGTACCCGTAGCAGCTACAGCCACTGGAAGCCTATTTTCATGACTAGCAGTTGTTTGAGTTGGGTTAGCTAATGCATCTTTATGTTGCCAACATACATATATTGCTTCAATAACATAAGGATAATGAATAGGAACTACTCTTCTATCAGCTATAGAATCAAATGTATCATCTGGAAGAATCACATCTGGTCCTGATACTTTTGTATAAGGAACTTCTGATAAATCATAAGCTCCAAAAGTGTAGTTGTTAATATTATTAAATAAGTTAACAGTAAAAATATCATAAGCAGCAAGTTTACTTTGTGTTGCTGCTTGAGGTTTAGACCAGAGTGTATTATGTCCACCTTGCAACTTATGCTGAAAACGACTATCTATTGCTTCTATATTCGGTTGAATCGAAGCTTCATTAATAAAATCACCCGGTGAAACAGCGTTCTGAACAATATTATCAGCTAGATTCCCTTTATAGTTTGCTGGAATGTTTTGTACAGATACAGGGTCTGAATCACTTGTTTCATAAGTAAAGGTACGAAGTGGGGTTGTGTATCTTAAAGATACTTGAATATTAGGAAAAAATACCTTTTTCCCTGTTCCTGTACTTTCAGTAACGCTATCAATCTCTTGACCTAAATATTCTAAAGTTAAACAATATACTCTATCAGGTGGTAAAACTACATCAATGTTATCGATAGTATAGGGATTTAAAGACATATTATCAGCCATGAAGGCAGTTCCCGGTATAGTCCAAGAACCTATTTCTTTTTCCCAATGTGTAACATTAGGGTTTACAGCAGTCGGGGTTTTACTCCATAATGATAGTTTAAAATCAAACTTACCAGCTTGTGTTTCTGTTGTTCCAAAGTTATAAAAACGATCGTCAACTGTTCCTACTGGATCTTTATTAATATATGCTACCCAACTAATAGGTTCATCTCCTTGATCCCAAGAAAATGACATATCTCGTAAAGTATAATATTTACTATCACTATTAATATTTTCAGAAAAAGTATCTTGTGGAGGAGCAAGGATAAAAGGAAAACAATATGCTTGATTTATATCTTCGCCGCTTCCGTCTGGTCCTACCGACGCTTGATAACTAGTAATAGAACTAAGCCAAAAGTTTGTACGAAAACTTGTTTCATAGTTTTCTAAGTTAACATCGTCAACATCACCAACATTTAAACCATTATCAACCACTGCAATCTTTAATAAATCATTGAGCGGTTGTGCTGCTAGCTTTGTTCCTTTAACTAATCTTTCTCTGGTTTTTTTACTCATTCACTCTCTCCATCGGCTCTAATACAGCAACATTAAGACACCAAATGTTATTAGCGAATGTAGGACGATAGTTCGTTGCTGTAGTTGAAGGTACTACATTATTATCATTATTATAAGTTTGACCTGAAGCTGTACCCACAAACTCAGTAACAGCATTACTTGGAGGAGGTTCTGGTTGTTCCCAAGAAGGTAAAGCAAAAACAAATCGTACTCTACTTGTTGCTGGAATAGGAATATTTATATCTGTTATTTTTATTTCACATCCATTTATTTTTTGTAGTGCTGGAGTAAGTGTTGGATTATAAGAAACCTGTTCATTACTAGCAAAGTTAGTAGGTCCAGTTGTTTCATTCATCATGAATCCCATACTATTGCAAGCCCACAAATGTATTTCATTATTTCTAAGAAATGTAGTAGTAGTATTTTGTGGATTATCTATAACAACCCACATCACCCAGTTTGATAATCCGATTCCTCTACCTACATCCCAATCATTAGTAAACCATGATTCCTCTATATCTATACCTTCTATTTTATCATCAAAGAGTCCATACATAACTAGTTCTTGTAAAATAACCGGTTGTTTAAAATATTGAGTTGTAGTCCAATACCAGTTTAAACCGTATTCAATATCATCAAGCTCACCGGGCGCATCTATCTTTAGTGGTTGTCCTGTTATTGCAGAAGATATACCCGCTCCTTTAAAACGAAAAGGATTGTTAGGAGCATTTCCTGCTATAGCTTCAGGTTCTGGCATTCTGCTATTAGGAATACTAAGAAAAGGAGGACAAGCTAAAACTTCATCTTCACCAATATTGATTCCGCTTGATCTAATCTGAGGAGTAAAACCATAATGAAACTTGTTTTCAACCCACATATCCACATCACGAAACTCTGGATCATTATATCTTTCTTTAACATTTTCTAATGATTTTTCAATACGAGTACCATCAATAGTAGTTTGTGCGCTGAACTGTTGTTTTGTAATAACTCTTGTACTCATTATGTTAAAGTTCCTATATTTGGTATACCGAATAATAAACCGGTTTTATTAATACAATAAGCCGCATTTCCTAATCCTACTCCTGTACCTATATTATTTACAATATTACCTGCTGTTCCACTTCCCGGTGCATTTTCTTGAAATATACAACTTACGAAGTTAACTTGGTCAGTAGGACCAGCAATAGAAGTATTAATACTAACATAAGCAGCATTAGCAGCAGGAGTGCCTACAGCATCTTTCATTGTAGTTGGATATCGTCTGAAAGAGCAGTTATTAAATACAACTCTAGAAACGGTACTAATAGTAACAAATCTATCAGTATTCTGTTTTGTTTGTTTAAAATGACAGTTATTAAAGATTACTGAAGAACTTGCTAAAATATTAATATGTCCAGTAAAAGTTGCTCCTGATGCTCCTGTGATTACAGTCATACCTTGTGTGTCAATCGTTGCCCCTCCGTGTTCTCCTGATTCTAAGAAAATAAGATTATCTGTTTCTTTTTCAAATACAATAGGATCACCATTTCTAATAGTAACTCCCACTCTCTTACGATTACCAGCCGCCTCGTTTAGAATAGGACGATCTAATAAACCAATCTTATCAAGAGTTCTTTGAAATACTAAATCTACATCTCTCATTATCGACCCGTCCTTCGTCTTCCTGCAACTTTATTAATGGCTATTTTAATATTTTTAATAATCAGTTTTTGTGCTTTATCCTGTAAGAAACCAAAGAAAGTATAGTTAACGCTTCCACCTCTTACGCTGTCGCTTGTCGCAATAGTATCTACTTCTTCTGTATCGACTAGGAAGTTTCCAGTAGCAGGAGCAATATTACTGCCATATTGAGCCGGCGCAGGTTCAGTAGAGTTAAACAAACGCTTAGTTAAAGTAGCAGGGGCTTGAGTGTTTAACCATCTATTTCTAATAGAAGCTTTTTCTGCAATCCTTTCTATATCTTGTTTAAGAACACTAGTTCCATCAAAATCTATATTTTGAGTTACATAATCTTTATAATCAGAACCACAAATACTGTTCCATAATCCCCATAACCAAGCGGTAGTTACCTTTACCCCCGGTCCTCTAGAAATGATAGAAGAAAAAGAACCTCTAGCTTTAACTTGCTGTTGACCTTCTATACCTATTTGTGATGACTTATAAACCCAATCTAATGCTTGAGTTCTCTGAGTATCAGGTTCTAATCTATACCAACCGGGATCCCATGCAAACATATTGTAATCTGTAACAACATCTGTTCCTCCTTCACCATCAGATGATTCAAACGTTGATAGCACAGGTGCCTCTACAACAATATTAGTTGAAGGCACCTGAGCAAAATCTCTACGGATTCTTTGCAAGGGTAAATATATAACATCATTTTTGTTTCCTTCTTGCAACTGCATAAATCCATAAGCTAGCTGTGTACCAGTACCAACAGCATCCCAAGCAATATCAACCCAACCGGTAGTAGGATCATAGTTAACATGTTGAGTAGCTAAACCTAATGCTCCCCCGGGATCATATCCATCATATGTACTGGCTCTTTCAGGGGGTAAAAGAAACTCATGAGCATCATTAGCACCTCCTACCCACTCAGGAACTTGCCATCTTTGAGCATCAATACGAAAATATAATCTATATTTTAGCAACTGTCGTAAAGGCATGCCACTAGGATTAAGTCCTATAGGAGTGATTCTAATAGGCATTAACCAAAGATCACCAGCAGGAAATGGTTGCTCATAATAAAAAGTAGGATTTGCAGTATTATCACTTAAATAACCACCGTGAGGAAAAATCTTATCTAAATATATTTCATATCGATTATCAAGAACATTAGTGCTTATGTGTCTATAAGCTCCATATGAACGAATACCTTCATTAAAATCATTTGTATTACCATCTCTAGCTCCTCCTCTACCTAGTTCAAAAATACGAAATGAAGTATTGTAAGCTAATGGATCATCAAAAAAGTTAGGAGCTTCATAATCAGCAAAATGCATTTTAAAAGTTTGTTTGCCACCAATAGCAAAAGTTCTCTTTTTAAAACTCACTACTCTGGGATTACTTACCTGAGTCGTTGCACCTATTTTGGGAGGTTCTCCACCATCATCTTTAACAATAGAAGTTGTAGACCAAAGATACCAACCATTTTTATATACCCACATAATATTAAGTTTGGGAACAACTAAAATAAGTTGCATTTCTTTACGATCATATGCAAGATGCATTCCTTCATAGTTCTCATTGGCTTTATAAATAAAATCAGGTCTACCTTCAGCCCCTGCCGGCGCATGTCCTGTTTCTGTAAAATAATGGGTGACAGGATTAATGGTTTCACCATCAAAAAATCTTTTAATAGGTAAACTTAATATCTCTAGATTTAAACCAGTTGCAGTTTGATACACACCATTCTCATCTACCCAAGTAACCAATCCCTCACTTTGTATAACACAAGCTGGAGATAAACATCCTATTTCATCATGAACTTTAACAGCCCGTCCTGCTGATAATATAATGCCTTGGCTTGGTGAATAAATAAACATTTCATCTTTAGACCAAACTAAAATATTATTATTTAGATTTTCGATTGCTACAATATCATTTCTTAGTTCATGAAAAGTAAATGCATTATCACCCATAATAGCGTTAGAAACACCTATATCACTAAAATAAATAGATTTGCCACTGGCATAAACTATTCGTCCATTAATACTAGTAGCATCAACAAAATCACTCAGATCACTATTTTGTACATAGACATAAGCATTATCATCTGCAAATATCCCATCTTTGAAGGTAACAGGAATAATAAGTCCTGTTTCACCATATGGATTACTTAAAACATCATTAACTTCATTTCTATTATTAGTAGTATTTATTTGTTTTTCTTTATTTGTAGTAAATGCTGAAGGATTATATTGCCACACACCAAAACTATTTCCAAAATAAACTTTATTCAAATAAGAATGAAAGAAAAAATAGTTTTCGTTAGCAAGTGAAACATCCATAAAGTTATATAAGTTATTTCTTGTTTCATAATATCCACGATAGAACTGTTCAGTTTGAAGAGTTTGAGTTTCTTCTGAAGTGTGAACATATAGTATTTCCTTCCATATGTTATTCGTAGTAACATCATAGATAACAGCACAATAGTAATCAACAAGATCATCATTCACTCTGAACTCATAAGCAGTGTTACCATGTGCTAAAAATATTGTTATAATCTGTGTATGACCAAACTCAGTTTCAAATATAAATGAACCTAAGATTTGTTTTAAACCAAACTCATAATCTACATCAACATCTGCTGGCAGTTTTCCATCAATATAGGGAGTTTGCATAGCATTAAGAGGACCACAGAACTCTGCAATAGTTCCGAATCCTTCTCTAGATTCCCAAAAACCTTTGGATTTAAATAAGTTTTGAATATAGGTTTGATTACAATAAGGGTCTGTCAATGACATTCCCTCACCAATAATATCTACTTCTGGTCTATTAACAGCCATATATTAGTATCCCACATATGTTGCTTCATCAGCCGGAACAACATTACTATCTGCGGCAAAAGATCTGCCGGTTGATAAATAATCTTTTAACTCTTTAGTTCGGACATCCATCTGTTTTACTAAGATTGGATTACCTGCAAAATCTTTAATCATATAATGTTTACAAGCCAATAATACGATCAAATCCCAGAACCAACACGATACTTCATCAATATAAACACCAGCACCAGCAACAATATTACCTAAAGTAAATGGTGAACCAGCATGTCCGATATACTCTACTTTGATATGATCTACAATCGTATTAAATAAAAGTTGAGTTCCGTGTAGCATAAAACGATTAACATCATTTCTCATTACTACTAAAGAACGAGAAGGTATTAAATAAAATCTAACAGCATTAGGAGCAGTTGCTTCACAACGACTGACTCTCATTAGACGATATAAACGATCAGCCGCTGGCGCTCCTCCCATTATTGTATTGCCAATAAGTGCAGGCACAGTAGCTAAATCTAATGAATCAGCATTAATATTAATATAGTTTTCAGTTTTAGTCCAGCCAGCGGCATTACTATCTAGTTCTGCACTTAAAGTCATTAGTTCTTGCCAGCCAAGATTCAAAAAATCAACAACATTTTGGTCAGACAAAAATGTAGCATCTGCTTCATCTACATACTGTCTAAATAATGCCGCACAGTTATCAGTTGGTGTACTTTGCATTTATTCTACTCCTTTTCTTCCTATTACTGCTGTATCATTTCCTTGAGGTTGTTGGCGAACTTGCCCTTTAGCTGTTTGAAATGCTCTAGAGGCAACTGCCTGTTCCATCGTGCTTTGCATCATTTGTTCTTGTGCATCACCGGAAGAAGGTAGTATTTGTTTTAGCTCTTCACCTTCAGAACCGGGTTTAATCGCAGCAGGAAAAACTTTGTATAAAGCTTTATTTAATGCAGGATCATCTGGGGGAGGTGGTTGCCAAGATGTTAAAGCGATAATAATATCTCTCATATAATCTCGGATAGGTTCATCTAACTCATAATATGCTTCTGTTTTCATGAAATCACCAAAAACCTTTTTAAATGTTTTTAAATCATCATTAGCAAAAACTTCAATCTGCGCTCCTTGTTTAACCGCATCTAACATTTCCTGAGTATGATTCATACTAGCAACTTGTTTAAGTACCATTGCATTACCGGTCTTAAATGAAAGCTCTTGCATAGCAGTCGGTGGTTCAATAAGACCCAGTTCTAAGAGTTCTAATACCTTTCTATCTCTATCTTGTGCTTCATCTCTAAACAATGAACCAGCTTCAATAAACACTTCTGGAACATCAACAATATCAGTCGATTTAATCGCTCTAAATGCCATAGAACCCATTCCATCAAACATCTTAATAAAACGCTCTTCACTATAAAATCTCTTCATATATGATAGAGCACAAGTAGCCATTTCTTTTACAGCAGCTTCTACATTTTCCTGTGTCATTATTAGTTGAGAAGTGTCTTGTGCTGCTAACTCTGCAATAGCTTTGCCACTGGTAACTCCAACAGCACGCTTGCCAAGAGTAGTGCTATGAACACCCGCTACATCAAGCATCTCGCCTTGTAGCTTGGCGATATTTTCCATAACATAGGAAGGTAGCCCTTGTGCAGCTATTTGCTGTGGAGCGCCTCCTGCGGCGTTATAATAGATAATCTCACCGGGAGTACCACGAATAGAAGTACCATTAACACCAGCCGTTTTAGGAATAAGCCATTTTGGATTAGACATAAGTGCTACATTATTAATAATCTGATTTCGTGCTTTATTATAAAGATTTTGAAGATCAATGATACTTTCAATCATCCCTTTTCCCCACAATCTATCGGGTAAGTTAGTATATTTAACTAACTGTACGGGGGTACGCTTAATGGGAGTATCACTTTTATAAAGATAGTGATTACCTATAACTAAAGCATGTTTACCATCTTGGAAATAAACTTCATAAAGTTCTATACGAGGAAAGAAGAAGCTTTCACCTTGCCAACTTTGAGTATGAGGAAAAGTGTTGTCTTCAGATTGATCTGTTGCAAGTTCTACTTGATCGTCAATAATACTTTTCTTTTCTGGAAAAGCTTTTATTAAATCTTTTTTACGAACAATAGAACGAATAGCCACAAATGCACTTTCTTCTACTTTGCTACATCCTGCTTCATAAAACATATCATAAGGAGAAATAACCTTTAACTTTATTTTATTCTCATCAGGATCATAATATTCATGTAATCCCACATTACCGCAAGCGACCATCCACTCCATAGCTTTTCCTAAATCTCTTTTTACATTCTCAGAATGATAAAAGTATTTAAGAGCTTCTTCACTTGCCTTTGCTTTGGCAATATCTTCATTAGAAGGAGAAGCAGGCATTACAGTAACACCGGGATAGTTTGTTTGTAAACGAGAAACAACAGACCGATACATATTAAGAATAAGATTAATAACAAGTTGATTACGACCGGGAGTGGTGCGTAAACTTACATATTGCTGTAAAGATCGATCATAACGAATATTTTGCTGCCCATTTAAGTACATAAGAGATAAATCCCACATACGAACTTGAGTTAACTTAGCATTTCTAGAGCCAGCTAAAAGGGATGCAATAGCTGTTGGAAAACCATCATCTTCAGTCACCGGATCTTGTCCATCGTTTCCCATTGACATCTTACTTTCCTCCTAAAGAGGAGCCGCCGTCATCATCACTTAAAGCACTGAAGATTTCTCCCAAACCTGCTAAACTGTCGCCATTTCCTTTCTTCTTCTTCTTCTTCTTATTCTGTTCTTCATGCATTTTCATAAACTTCATCATATCAGATTGATTAGATTGCTGATAAGGTACACCTTCAACTTCAGCTTCTTCTCTTGCTGCTTGTTCTTCTAGTTCTTTGGCTCTTGTTGCGTGAGTATCTTTACCGGGTAAAACTTCTTTCACTTGACCGCCGGCTTTCTTTCCCTGTTGAGCACCCTTAATAGCACCCGCAGCCCCGCCAAAATATCCACCAGCAATGCCGCCACCAATAGCGCCTATAGCCGGTAAAACATCTTTAAACTCTTGATAACCAGATTTTCCTTGCAGCTTTATATTTGCAGCAGCTTGTCTCTTAGCTTCTATTCCTTTCCTTTTTGCATCATCAGCGGAACTAAACTGTTTTGCACCTGTTTCTTCTGTTGATAGCTTTTTAGCTGCCATAATAAATCTCCTTTAAATCATGTATGCTTTCCTGCTCAAGTTCTACATGTTTTATATATTTTTTCTCTTCTTTAAGTAACTCTGTTTTTAGTTTCACATACTTTCTTAGTTCCAGTAGAAAAAAAGAAATGCCTACAGTCAGCATAAAAGAACATAAAACTATATATAGAACTAAGATTTCATTCATATGTATTTTTTACCTTAAGGGCGGTTGAGCTACACATAAGCATAACCCAACCGCCCTTAAAAAAGTAAAGCTTTTAAGCAATGCTTGTTACAACACCATTGGCATTGGGACGCTCTGCATAGATATCACAGTACATTCTGTAGTATCCCTCATAAGCATCAATACCGCCAGCACCGACGCCAGCACGGGCTAAGATGTTACCATCTAGATCCGCAAAACCGGGCTTCTCAAGTTGCGCTAGCTTCCAACTCTTAGAGTTGAGGAAGTAGTAGCAGTGCTGACCCGCATCAACAGAAACCTTAATAGGCGTTCCATTAAAACCGAGACCACTGAAACCACCGTCACCCTTCTTAGCAGCTTCAGTGCTTTTGAAGAGGTTCGCCGCATTAACACCAACCAAAAGGTTCGTGTAAGAAGCACGCTGGGCTGGATTCATAATAACCCAATCCGCTTCTTTGCCAGACGAAGTATAAATACTATCAGCAACAGCCTGCATCTGACCTAAGTCAAGCGCACTGAAGGTATCATGGTTAACAGCAGCCGCAGTATTATCCGTTGAACGAATACTACCAAGACCAACCTGCAACTCAGCACCATCGCCACCGGTAAGATCAGTACGATCAACACCGTGGTGTGCCTGACTACCGAGGTTACTAGCAATACCAGTAATCTCTAAGTTAGCCGCAGCCAACGCACCAGCACCACCGACGCCTGCTACGATTTCAATCGCTGAGCAACCATCATTTCTGGCGTAAGTCATCACACCAGCACCAACAGCACCACCAGCAACATTGCCAGTGAAAGTATTAGCAATAGTATTAACTGCCGAAACAGTAATAATATTGGCAGCAGCCGTACCAGTAGGTGGATCATAAGTGTCCATATCAATGAAACGAACATTCAAAACACCACCAGCAGCAACTGCCGCAGCACGCTTCCTTTCAAACTCAACGGCATCACCAGAGAAAGGAATATTTAGTAAAATACCACCAGAATCGGTGATCGCACCACCACCACCAGCAGTACGCCAGCGGCATTGTGACCAACCTACAACACGACCACCTGAGAAACAGGCGACATTTGCGGTCTTCTTAACATCCTGAACGAGCTTGCGAAGCTCAAGGTCGATGTAGTTACCAAACGAGTACGCACCCTTCGCAGAAGCGATGGCTGGACCCGTCAACTGGAAACGCCCATACAGGAACTTCGCATTAATGTGAAGCTCATCGTAGGTTTGTTCCCCGGCTGTCGGAAGAGCGGCACCTTCGCCGGTAAATCCAACACCCGTGTTACGAGCGACATGGACAGGAACGACTACTCGTTTACCTGACCAATCTAGTTTTGCTTTTTCGAATAGTTCAAGCATAAGAACTTCTTGATTTAACTGCTCGGCAATCGCTTTGGCGTAAAACTCCTTAAGCACACTGTCGAGGGTCGTAATAGTAGCTGCCATTTTTATATCTCCTTATAGTTATGTATACTGGATTATTGATTCCAGTTGGCTTTTAAATAGTCAAAGAAAGCACTCTTAGCTCCATCCATTGTCTTTGGTTTTGACTCTGGACCAAGCGGTGAGCGACCCATATTAGAACTAGCTGCTGAACCTATGCGTGGAGGTACTGAAGGTGGACTTGCCACTTGCGGTACATTCTGCGTGTATTCAGCAATAGCTTCTTCTTTTAATCCATTAATAAATGTAGAATAGCGTTCAGCTATATCTGTAACATCTGTTTCAGGATCATTGATAACAGCTTGGAGTAATACTTCTTCGCTTACATCTGGATATTTTGAAGTTGCATAATCGAGTTCTTTTTGAAGCTGCACTTCTTGATGTGAAACTTCTAACTCATGAATGCGAGATTCATATACATCCGATTGACTTTCTCCAACTTCTTCATATCCATCATCATCCCAAATATCGTCATCTAGATATTGTTCTGCTAATGATTTAGCTTCAGTTTGAGAACGATTTGTATTCTCTTGTGCGGAAAACCTGCTTTGTAATGTAGACAACTGTTCTTCCAAATCGGAAGTTCTGTCTCTTAAATCATTTCTTGCTTCTATAACTGACTTAAAGCGACTATAAGGTACTGCGTGTCCTTCGTCTTGTGGTTCTTCGGTCGATGCTTCCGATACCTCTTGTTTTACATCTGTTTCATAATCTTCAGTCGTTTCGTGAGAAACTTGTATGTTATTTTCGCTGTTATCTTCTTCGGCTTTTCCGCTTTCTAAGAAGTTGGCGAGTTCTTCGTGTCGTTCATCTGATAATAAACTCATTTAACGCCTCCATGTATGACCCGCTTTTTTACAAGGTTGCGTCCTTGTGGTCAGTATTTACCACCCTCAAATGTTTGAAACGATTTCTTCGAATGGTGTTGGATCTGCAAAGTACCCTTCGGGCACTTTATTGATAGGACACCCGGTGGCGACTTCGAACTGCATAACCTCAGTAAGATTGACTGGTCTATGCGTTCGTTTGATCTCTTCTTCATAATAGTATGCTTGTTCCACGCCCATAAGAGCCAAGCCAAGACCAAAGATAAGATCATCGTGGAAACCCTTTTCTGCTTCGGCTTTTCCTTTTTCATTATATATAAAGTTCATAAACTCGTATTGTAATCTATCATCACAAATCTGTATTTTATTAGAAGTAATAGTTTCTACGAGTTTAGCTATTAAAACTGGTCGAGTGCTAGCACTGGTATAAAAACCTAGTTTATTAGTAAAACAACCAGTTAGTTTATCAAACTTAGTTTCTGTATATAGGTAGGGATATTCAGCATGTCTTAGTTCTTCGATTATTGCTTGTCCATAACTATTTCGTTCACATACTACTAAAGGTCTATATTTTTCAATAACCTTTTGTAGTTGATTGCTATATTCTTTAAGAGTCACTCTATCATAGAAAGTAGCTACTAGTTTCATATCATCTCTTTCTGTAATATCAATCAAAGCAGCCGCACTAAAATCACCATCAGGAGAACCAGAAGCAGTGTCAATCCCTAGAATATAAGTTTTATATTTGTTGGGGCGTTGAAATAGTTTCCATCCAAACTTGGTGGGGGGCTTTAATAAGCGTTTTGCAAAGTGAGGGAATACAAATGTACCAGAAGCAATAAAAGCATCAGCCGCTGTAATAGGATACTCTTGTTTAAAAGTATAGATGTTATTACCGCAGCGAGTTCTTAGAGTATAAATAAACCAGTTGATTTGTTGTTTTGATAAAGCATGTTCAGAAATATATTCTTTTTCAACATCAGTCATCTTCCATTTTTTAGGAAGTTTTTTAAGTTTATATTCTTCGTGATCCAACCAAGTTAAGAATAACTTGTTATAAGCATTTTCATCATTCCAAAATAAATAAAAATCATTAAGCCCTTGAGGTGTTGTTTCAACAATAATAATAGGATTGTTAGAAGCCGTCTGGAATAATGACTGAATAGTTTTATTCATATCATTCCAAAATGCAGCTTCTGATGCGTGAATACAGGAGAAGGTTGAACCACGGAAGTTCTGGCTATTGGCAGTTCCAATCTTAATAGAAGAACCAGTAACAAAAGCCAACTCATTAGCACTTGAAGCCGTTGTTTCTATTTTTAAGAACGAGGGTAAGTGAAGGTAGAAGCGCTGATAAATAGTATAAATGTTTTTTACTGCTGCATGAGTATGAGCAATAACAGCAATCCTAGTATTAACATTAAATAATGCTTCATGAAAAAAACGGGCTGCAACATAAGTAGAAGACCCCATCTGTCGTGATTTAAGAATCGTTAAAAAAGGATTTTCTTTCAAGTCCTTATGAATCTTCTTTTGAATATTATTAAGTTTAAGGTTAACAAGGTTTTCATCTTTATCAACAATCTTGAGATAGTTTTCAGCAAAATAAATAAAATCATTTTTACATTTTTTTGCTTCTTTAATAATAAGAAGTTTTTCACTTTTTTTCATTTATGGTCTTTTCCACTTCGCTGCTATGTCTGCCAAACCTTGACTACCTAGATAAACAAGAGCAATAGCAACCCATTCGTCACCAGTAAGAAACTTACCTAACAATAGACCAGTAGCGGAAGCCCAAACAAACAGTTTGCGGCTC